GCATATGCAAAGGCCCGTGTCGCCTTAATGGCGGCTTCGGCCCGATCGCACACGGCGAGAGCGTCCGCCACATCTTTGGGGTCGTATGAAACTGTGTCCGTTGAAAAATCTAATTCGGCAGCGCGATCGAGATCCCGTTGCACAAAAGGACAACCGCCAGCGAAGTTTGCAGGGCACCATCGACAATGGTCCCCGCGCACCAAATAAGTTTCGTTCCAGTCGTGTTCGGGAACTTGGTCGAACGTCGAGTGGCGAGCGGCCGTCTCGATGGTTTTCATCGCGTCGACAATGTCGCTCTCAAAGTCCAAGAAATCGACAGCGTCAATAACGTATTCGCGGATTGGACCGGCTGAGTGCGGGCATCTTGGCTGCACGATAACGAAGCGGATCGACGATAGTCCCCGGTTCCCGAGAGACTTGGCTTTCATCAATGCGTAGATACCGCCTTGCGGGTTTTGATACGCTTCCACTGGGATACCAGAGCCATGCTTGTAATCGACAACCAACAGCTCACCGTCTGACGGGCGGTAACGACTAAAATCACAAGTGCCCCAAAGGTCGTCGTTATATTTTAGCTTGGTTTCAGTTTCCCACTCGTCGCCTTCCTCGATCTCGGATCTGATGAAGCCCAGAGCCTCTTGTACTGCGTCGCAGTCTTCCTGCTCCATGGTATATGTCTTACCGTCTTCGTTCTGCCACTTACCGCCAAGATGTTTCTCGGCGTTATAATTATTTGTAAGACACAGCTCCAAGCATTCATGGGCCATGGTTCCGCGATCGGCAGCTTCGCTGGATCTATTTGGGTATTTGGGCGCCAGAGTTGGCATCCCGGGGCACTTGGTCCAAATCGATGCAGCTGAAGGCGATAGTTTCGCGTGTTGTCCGGGCATAGGTTCCTACCTTGAATTCGTGATTTCATTGATCTCGACACAGGTAGCGTTTGGGAAAGTCATGTCGTTCGTATCGCTGTGTCGTCGTGTTGTTCAAAAAAGAGGCGGTTCTCTGCCGGTGCCGCCTCGTCACCTACCAAAGCCCTGAGGTAGTGGGCCGCAGAAATTAGCTATTCAGGGCTTCTTCTTTGGCTTTCTCAATGAACTCGGCATAGCGCTCTTTCGGCAGCTCAGAGATCTTTTTCAGGCCAAGCCCGCCAAACTCAGTCAAGAAATTGCGTGTTTTTTCTTGTCCTGCGGCAGCCATCAACTCAGTCATTGCTGGGCGGACGCCTTCAAGAAACATCTTTTCAGCGGCTTCGTCAGACATCCCGCTCTCAGCTGGCTTCGCTTCAGCCGCAGCCTCTTCTTTTGCGGTATCCGGATCGGTACGGTCTTCAGGACTTTCTTGAATGTTTTGTTTTGGCTCTTCGGCCGGGGCTGTTTCAGCTTTTGGCTTACGAGCGCGTTTTGGTTTGGACTTTGGAGCTGGCGCGTCTTCCGGCTGCGGTCTGTAGTCAGTGACCTCCGCCCCCATGCTCATTCTCGCAAGCGCTTCCGCGGCCTCTTCCATTGTTGTAAAATTTATTTTAACTTCGATTGTCATAAAGTAGCTCCGTGTTTTGCGTTATTCGCAACATGTTGCTAAAATAACAACACTTAGCCCAAAATATCAAGCGCTATTTTTGCTTTTCTTACGCAAACACGTGTTTTTACTTCATCGAGAGAACCGGAAATTGTCGTCGTATATATGTGAGGGACCTCTGTTTGGCGCGGCCCTTGGATACGCATTGCGGCTTGTGCGTTGTTCTCCGGGACCCAATCCATTTCCGCAAAAATCAAATGATTTGAAACACATAGGTCAATCGCTTGGCGACCAATGTTGTCTTGGCAGATCAACACTTGCCTCGTGAACCGCGTGTTGAACATGTGCAAACGTTGATCTCGGTTTTCCGGCTTGGTGCCCCCGTAAATTATTTTTGCCCCATAAGAATATAATTGCCTGCGGAGGGCCTCCCCGACCAATTTATGGTGGAAAAATATCACTGCCTTATCAATTTCGCGGCTTTCTAACCGCTCTGTGAGCCATTCAACAATGGGTAAGACTTTGCAGTAACCGATGATCGGGGCGTATTCTTTTAGTGCTTCGAACTTGGTACGGGACGCGACCAGCTTGTCCGCTTGACCGTTATCTGTTGATGTTTGCCACCCGGAGAAAGCCTTCTTTAATTTTGGCTGTTTTTCCATCAGCTGATATTCTTCGATGAACTTCTCGGCCTCACCGTCTTCGACCTTGGGTTCAAAAACCAGATCTTCCCAGACAGGATCGTTCTCAATACCGGGGGTTACTTGGTCCCTGACCTCAGGCCATGTTCGCCGGAGGAAATACTTCTCATGGAGTTCCTTCAGCTCGTCTGCACGTTTCACACCGGTGATGATCGGCCCAAAGTCGCCCATACGCCAATGGCAATACCGATCGCGGAATTGATCGGCGCTCAGCTTGGTCGCCCCGCATGTCCGAAGCATCACCCACATATCTTGGGGTGAGTTCAACACTGGCGTTCCGGTCAGGAACCAAATGTAGTGAGCTTTTGAGGCGAAACCGTTTTTTGATAGAACCTGACTGGTGCGTTGGCTGGTCGTCTCTTTCAAAAAATGCGCTTCGTCCAGTATCAGCACGCACCAGTCGATCGCCATTAGCAGCTGATGCAGACGCTCGTTACGCGTGCCGTCCATGTGAACGATCACGACCCCTTCATCGATTATTTTGGTGGTGTCTTTGTCTGCGACTTGGATCGGCCGCCCCATGATCGACGCTTCGTCAAACGTAGTGCTCCAAACATTGCGGGCAAGCCCTGGGCAAACGACTAAGATACGTCTGGCGTTAACCAGGTCGCACGCCCAAATCGCTTGCAGGGTTTTTCCGACACGCATCCCGTCAAAAAGGCCGCCACGTCGTCGGGCGGCCAGAAAGCGGGATCCTTGTTCTTGATATGGATATGGGATCAATTTGGCGCGTCCAACTATGCTTTTCGCTTGGAGTAAAAATATGTTTTCTCAGGCGTAGTGATTGAGTAGCTATGTTGGCATAAATCGATCATTAGCAATTCAGCCAAACCCATTGCTCGATCTAGTATCTCGTTAGGCTCTCGCGGGAATTTTGGGTAGTTAATCCAACCAATACGAACACCGCTTTCAGCCCCGCCTGTATAAATGTATTCTACTCGCTCAACGGTCACGCAATCACCAATATCCATGCACCACTTTCGGCAAGTTTGCTTGGCGATTTCAGTATCGCCAGCAATAAAAATTGATACTGGGTAGCTGTTGCAATCTATCATTCGGCTGCCTCACTCGATGCGCATAAAATCCCGCAGGCTATGTCACCTTCCTGCCTGTAGTTTCCAAGATCCGGCGACATTTCGTCCAAGTAAACTCTTTCAAGGTACCGTTTGCCGTTTTTGGTCCACTCGCGCTTACAGATAGTCCGCCCTAATTCGCGCTCAATTTTCGCCATCTCAGCAAACCGTTCCGGAAAATCTACTCGAATTTTGTTCCAGTACCCAGCCTGACCTTTGACGCACCCGATACAGTTATTGTTGTTGTACCCTAGACGGTACATCATCGGTAATTCGATGCCGGCCGCGTTTATAGCGTCGTAGCACATTTGCTTACTGTAACGTTGTTCAACTAGGGGGAACACAAAATCTGTCGTAGGTTCGGAGTTGCGCAGCCTGGCCCCGCGCTTTGTCTCCTCCTCTGTCGTAAAACCTATGATCACTTTATCTGCCGGCTGCTGAAACCCCCAACGGACAGATCTCTTAAGTTCTCCGGTACAGCGGGCACCGCCAGGGCCGACAAGGTACCTGGTCTCCCTGAATACGCGATCCGTATCGCGGCCGAAATCGTCGTTGCCGAGTATCAAAATTTCTTGCCCAAACCATTTTTCACAGTCTTTCAAAAAACGCATATTGTCCGGATGCTCTTGCTTGATGTCGCAGTAAGCGATGATGATCTCGTCGACTTCTCGCTTTAACGAATTGGACCCCAATGCAAGTTTTGTTGCAACTGCACTGGCGGCGCCACAGGAAAACCAACTGACTGCACGCATTGTTTTAAGATCCTAAATTATGGTTTCGGTTTACGTTTCATCAATTCCCGATCAACATACCAACGCGCCTTTTCGAGATCCTCGATCGGGTCTTCCTTCAAGTCCGCCCGCCAAATATATTTCAGCGCGTTACCTAAGTTGAAACCCATGTGTTCGGTGATCTGGATGCACTCAACCCCGGATGGGTGGGATGTGTAGTGTTTTGGGTGATTGACCGGGTCGTTTTTCGATTGCTGTTCAAAACGCGGCTGCGCTGCTCCGCAAGCTTGGCACACGGCCACCGGCTGCCCGTGAGCGTAATCACATTCAGCGCAAAGATATTTGTTTAATTCAGGGACGTACCGCAATTTCTATCCTTAACTCCGCACTGCCAAAACGAATGCGAGCAAAAACGCGCACATTACGATAGCTGCGGGCCATGAGATCGTGTTTAAAGCTTCAATTAGTTCGGTCACGCCGATATCTCCCTGATCAATAATTCTAAACGAGGGTTGTCGCTGTAGACTTTGATCGATCCCCCATCTCGGCAGACTTGGCTATCATCTTTCCAGACGACGTCGTTTAAGGCGTCCGTCATCTTCTTGATGTTATCCATGTCCGGCTTGAATATGTGCCATGGGTTTTCGCCTCGCGCGCGTTCTTTTTTATACTTGGGCCATGAAGCTGGGATCGGCATGTATGCGTTCACTGTCAACTCGATCGGGCCTTCAAATGGTGGACGGCCCCCCATCTCCATCCGGGCCATCGCTTTCAAATGGCTCTCATACCGTCTGGTAGCGGCTGGCGTTATTGGGTGTCTGCCTTTGCCAACAAAACGAGGGCGGCCTTTGCCTTTTGGGGCTCCGTTCAACACGATCTTAATCATGAAGCCAGTCCTCGGGCGTCAATTCAATACCGATCAGATCCGCGATGTCGGTGATCGATGCACGCCAGTCGTTGGGGATAAACCCACCGGTACCGCCGCGAGCTTTGGAGTAAGTCCAGCGGTATATGGTGGGGGTTGAGATTTTGTGTCCGGTTGCATTTCTGATATGCTCTGCCATAGAAGCAGCGCCACCGAATTTGCCGATGATCCGCTGCGCCTGGGGCGATACCTGAGTGCGATTTATTAAGCTGTTGTTCATATCGCAACATGTTAAGATATTCGCAACATATATGCAATATATTTTTTGTTACTTGAAAAATTGTTGCAAATTTCGTAATA